GGCCACGCCCTCGTAGCTCATGGCCATGCCGACGTCGAGCCCCTCCGAGGTCGCGGCCTTGCCGATGGCGAGCCCCTTGCCGCCCTTCAGGAAGTCCAGCAGGTAGAAGGTCGGCGTGATGATGGTGGTCTGCGTGGTCGAGCCGCCAGAGTCAGAGACCGTGACACGTACGTCATAGGCGTAGCCAGTCTGGAAGGCGCCAGTATCCGAGTCGGTCACCGTGCCGATGACGCCCGTTGCCGTGCCAGACGTGGTGCCACCAGCGGTGAGCGCGACCTCGCTCCCCCACGTCGACTCTCCACGCTTGCGCCATGCCGCCGTGACCTTGCTCACGACGTTGTCGGAGTTGATGGTCGTGTCGACGGACCACTGACAGCTGACGCTCACGTACATGCCCTCGTCGTTGGCGGTGCCAGCGGCGTTCGAGCGCGTGGCCGCGTACGTCCCGATTGTCGGCGGGATGTAGGAGCGCTTCCAGACGGCGTACCAAGTGATGGCTTGGTCGCGCGTCTCCTCGTCTCCGGCGTGCTTCGTGGCACTCGTCGCCGTGGCCGACTCCGCCCAGCCGAGGAACTCGTATCCAGAACGCACCATCGTCAGCGTCGGGATGTAATAGTGCGAGCCGTACCACTTCGTATTGCTCCACGTCGAGCCGCCATTCACGGTGCCGCCGTTGCCGTTGTAGGTGAAGGTGTGGTGGTCGGTGGCCGTGATGCCGACGCTCGCGGATACGGAGGCTCCCGACCTGTAGGAGCCGAGAGAGCTGCCCGGCATCGTCGCGCGCGCCGAGACGGAAACGTTATGGTTCGACGTCCCCCTCGGGACGTCCCACGTGCGCGTGGCCCCGCCCTTGATTCCAGCTCCTGACACGGGCGATATGGTCTGCGTGTACGTCTGGCCGTTGACGGTGGTCGTCACGGTCGCGCCGCTGCTCACGCTCGCGTATTGGTTCTGGATGCTCGCGCAGGTCGTGATGCGCGCGACGTTGCCGCTGAGGTTCGCGACGATGTAGTCCAGCTTGATGCGCCAGTCGTCGCCCGCGACCCATCCTGAGTATACGGTCACCATCATCCCACCCACTTAAGGCTCAAGTTGCCGTTCTCGCGCGGGACGAAGGCGAAGCCTCCGAGCACGAGCTGTTGCAGGATCGTCGCGTTACGTATGAGCAGCGCATCGCCTGAGATGTAAGCCACCACGGCCGCCATGTACAGGAACTGGAGCTGTTTGTTCGTGAGCTTCACCTGCGCGGGGCTATCCGTCTGCCCGAGCGTAAGCGTCGGGTCGCTGGACTCCTCCGAGAATTGCATGAAGCTCTTCCGGGTCCTGATTTCGTCCGACAGGCGACTGTTCAGGTCCTTCACGTCCGAGGCGTTGCTGTCCACGTCCTGCTGGACCGTGGAGACCTTCGAGTCGATTGTCGCAAGTATGCTGTCCGAAGTCGTGCTGAGGTTCGCGGCGACTATCTCGACCTGCTCCTGCGCGTCCTGCGCCTTAGTCTGCGCGTCCGTTGCCGTGCTCTTGGCATCCTTGGCAGCCTCGTAGGACGTGCTCTTTGACGCCTTGGACCAGCTCTCGGTGCCGTCTGCGTAGACGGTGCGCTCGCAGGTCCACAGCACCTTGGTGACGTCAGCCGTGGGCTCCGTCTCGCTCCACGAGCCGAGGCTGGACGAGGACGTGGGCACCGTGGGCGTCGCAGCGGTCGGTGCGGCCAGCTGGTAGTAGCGGACGGTCGCCAGGATGCCCGCGCTCCACGCGAGGGTGACCTGCGCGCTAGAGAGGACGCTCATCGAGCCACCCCCTCCCCCCCGACACCTTCACGAGGGTTGGCGCTTCGCTATGAGCGCTATGCTGCCACGAGACCACGACGTAGGCGGTGCCGGCTGGCATGGTGAAGGTCTTTGAGTAGGGTCTCGCGGGCATCTGGTATCCATCAGGACGCCATATCTCGACCCCGTCAGCGTCGAGCGCCCCATACTGAATCTCGTACTCGCCGCGCTCCTGATGGAGCGTGAAGACGTCTCCCTCCGCCGCAGGATACCTGTAGGCGACGTTTGTAGCCTCTGGGTAAAGCGGCCATATGGTGGTATTTACTATGCCGAGACGGTAGCCGTCGGCGACTTCGACCGCACCGGACGCGATGAGGTCCTCAGCCATGGCCTATCCCTCCAGCTGGGCGGTGTAGACGGCCTTGGAGCTCACCGAGGACGCGGAGACCGAGAGCGTGGCGCCGGAGCCCACGGACGTGGTGCCGCCGTCCTTGTACCACTTGATGGTCCCGAGCTGCGCAATCTGCTGGGAAGAAAGCTCAGCTCCAGCCCTGTACACGTGGGCTGTCAGCGTCGTGCTGCCGTTGTTGTTCTTGAAGACCGTGCCGTTGTCCGTGGTGATGGCCATCGTGATGGCGTCAGCGCCATTGGCACCCGTATCGCCCTTGTCGCCTTTCGCTCCGACCTTGCCGCCGACCGAATAGGCAGTCGATGAGCTGCCGTTCGTGTATGCAGTTACGGTCTTCGTCCAAAGGTACTGCGTCGTCGTCGGGGCCAGCGGGGAATTCGACCACGTGCCCGTAGGAAAGTCGGTCCCGCTGGAAGAGAGCTGGTAGGTGGTCGTAGTCGACTTCACGCCATTTCCGGTATCGCCGGTAGCGCCCTTGGCTCCAGTCGCTCCATGGGCTGCCACGGTGTACGCAGTAGACGTAGAGTTGTCGGTATAGGTCGTCACGGTGCGCGTCCACAGGAACTGTCCAGGAGCGCTCGTTGCCACGACGGTGCTCGACCATGTGCCGGTCGGTGCCGTTGTGCCGGATGTGCCGACCTGGTATGTGGTCGCGGCAGACTTCACGCCCTTGCCGGTAGCGCCAGTGTCGCCCTTCGCACCGGTAGCACCAGTGAGCGCGAGGCCGCAGCTGAAGCGCTTGGTGATGGTCACATCAGTGCCGTTTACCGTGACGGGGATAAGCACGTCGCCAGGCTGCGTCATCGAGCTGGACGCCGTGATGGTGATAGTCTTGCCGTCCGTGCCGACCGATGCCGAGATGCCCGTCGGGCACGTGATGCTGCCGATGCTGAAGCCTACCTCATTGGCGCCCTGCATGCAGACAACTGTCGTGGTGCAGTTGCCGGGCTTTGCTGCGCTGGTTGTGCCGAGGAAGGTATAGGCTTCGCTCGTGAGGATGACGCTATACGCATCAGTTACGTCGACAATCGAGACTTGGTCTGCTGCCTTTACTGCCAATTGGACCTCCTAGTCCGTCACTACCTCTGCCTTGAAAGTGCACTTGACCTCGACGTCGTCAGGCGTGATCGTGAGGGCGAAGCCGTCCTGGGAGAGCATCGGGTCCGAGGCCGACAGGCTCACCCAGTCGGCGTCTCCCTCGCGCAGCACCCACCAGCGGATGCGTGCCGTCTGGTCCCCCAGTGCGTCGCGCAGGCCCGAGAGCGTCGTGATCTCCGCGCCGCGCTTGTAGCAGCGCACGGTGAGGACGGTGCTCGCCGAAGCGTTGCGGAAGACGGTGCCGCGGCTGCTGTCGATGCGCAGGGTCACGAGGTCGCGCGTCTCCGCTGCGGCGTCCTCGGCCGACTTCCTCGCGGCGGCCGCGTCCTGGGCGATGGGCGCCACGGCGTCGACGGCCCTGTCGACGGACTCGTCGAGCTGCCTCGTGATGCCCGACCGCACCGCGCCGAGCGTGTAGGTCGTGTTCTCTGGGTCGTCGCAGTCTATGTCCATGCCGGACACGAGCATGTAGCGGTCGATGCCGTGCGGCCGCGAGCGCACGCGGACGATCTGCCCTGGCACGATCGGCGAGCCCGAGCCCGTCGCGAGGTGCCGGTCGATGGCCTTGACCTCGATGGTCGTGGCCACGGATGACGAGGACCCGAGCGCCGACACGGCCGCCTGTGCGAGCCCGTCCTGCGTCTGTGCGTCCGAGGACACCGAGTCCTCTATGACCCCGTACCTCTCGACCGCCGCCTCGTCGTACACGACGTCGCCGCGCTTGGAGTAGCCGGGGTACGCGGAGAAGAGCCCGTCCTCGGTCGCGGCGAGCGTCGGCGGCGGGTTGTCCCCGTCGGCCTTGCCCTCGACGCGCACCGCCGTCGCGAGCCCGTCCGTGGAGTCGGTCCTCTGGTAGTCGGTGATGCTCTCGCCGAAGTCGATGACCTGCGTGGCCACCTCGGAGAAGCCCGCCCTCAGGTCGATGATGCGGCGCCCGCCCTCGTGGCGCACGAAGACGTGGCAGCCGAATGGCTTGAGGACCTTCTCCTCGATCTCGGACGCCGTGGTCGGCACCTGCGTGGAAGAGCGCAGGATGTGCCCGTCGGGGTCGATGATGCCGCCCTCGTTGACGCCGACCTCGAAGCGCTTCGACTCGCCGCAGCGCTCGTCGTGCTGGGATATGAGCCACCCGAAGTACCCCGCGAGGTCGTCCGGCGGCGCGACCATGTCGGCGCGCCAGTCCTTGCTCGACCTGTCCGTGCAGTACGGCCTGACGCGCGTGTCGCCGAGGTACGCGAGGTCGCCCTTGCAGGTGACCTCGAGCTCGTCCCACATGGTCTGCGTGGCCTCGTAGACGAAGCCCGAGAAGAGCAGGACGTCCCCGTCCAGGACGGTCACGGGCGCGCTGCCGTCGCGCTCGCGGATCTCGTGCCTGAGCGCGTGGGTCGGCGGCATCGTGAACTTGCAGGTCCCGGACTCGTCAAGCGCGGCCTCTATCTTGAGGTCGTGGAGGACGTCGTCCGAGTACGGGTCGTGGAGCGCCCTCGGTCCGTAGAAGGCGCGGTACACCTACGCCACCGTCCCGCTCACGTGGATGGAGTATCCGATGGCGCGGGTTGTGCTGTCGAAGCTCATGAAGTAGAGCGAGCACGAGCTCGTCCCGACGGAGTTGAGGCTGGCCCAGCAGGTGTTGGTGCTGTCGTACGGGCTGATGATGACCATCGGCGCGACGGAGAAGGTCACGGGGAACTTGATCGTGCTGTTGCCGGAGCGGAATCCGTTGCCCGACTTGATGGTCGTGCCGATCGTCTGGGCGTCGCGCCTGAGCCACGCCTCGACGCGGTTGTCGCTCCACTTCCTGTAGTACCACCCGTCGGAGTTGGTGCCGTTCTCGGTCACGTAGGCGCGGCCGAGCTTGTCGATCTTCTCGAAGTTGTTGGTGAACACGTCCGGGTCGACGTAGTCGGCCGCGCTTATGGTGTCCAGTCCCATGATGCTCGTTGCCATCTAGAGGTCCTTCCAGTCGTATGAGAGGATCACCGTCGAGTCGACTACGCCCTCTCGCTTGTCGAGGTCCGCCCACCGGGACTTCGCGAGGCCGTCCCACGTCTCCCCCGTCAGGTCGCCCCACGACCTCCTGACGAGCGCTCCGCCGGCCCAGCCGACCTCGCCGAGCTCGTCCCAGCGCATGGCCGAGGCCGCGCCCCACGTCGTCGCGTGCGCGGCACCGCTGGCGAGGTCGCCCCAGAGGCACGTCCTTATCGGGTACGAGTTGATGTAGACCCTGTTCACGCCCTGGCTGAACAGGACGTCGTTGAGGCGCCACGTGCCGGCGCCGAGGCGCGTCTCCCTGCCCTCGAACACCACGAGCGTGGGGCTCGGGCACTGTATGGTCGGGCGCACCGGCACCCTGCCGGAGACGACGTCGTAGGCGTGGCCGCCTATCGCGTTGAGCCTCAGCGGCTCGACCCTCTTGACGCGGAACGGGTCGGCCTCGACCTCGAGCTCGAGCCTCAGCCCGCAGGGTCCGGCCGGCTTGAGCGAGGTCAGCTGGAAGCGTCCCTCGTACCAGTAGCCCGGGTCCCAGGAGCACTCGAACGAGAGCCGTCGGCCGTGCCACCTGTTCATCAGCGCGTCGGACACCCTCTGGCGCGCCGACGCGTCGCCGTAGTCCGCAGCCATAACGAGGTCGAACTCCCGCTTCGAGTAGGAGACGCCACCGGTAAGCGCCTCGGTGAGGTCGAGAGACCCCTCCGGCCGTCCCGGGACGTCGACCTCGTGCGTGATGGGGCTCGGGGGCGTGACCTTCGAGTCAGAGGTGATGGTGAGGCCGAGGTCCTGCCATGTGCGGATTCCCGCGGCCACTATCTCGTTCGTCACGCCAACGACCCCCTGAGCCTCGCCATGCCGCCGAGCTCGCGGTCCATGTCGCCCGCGATCGCCCCGACGAGCTTCCTCTTGTCGATGTAGACCCTCAGGTTCGCCACGTCCCTGTGGAGCGACCTGAGCTCGGCCAGGACGTCAGCCTGAGAGTCTCCGTATCCTCCCTCGGGCACGTCCATGGCCGACGAGAGCGCGTTCGCCCAGGGCATGATGTTGCGGTTCGTGTAGGGCACGATCGCCTCCGCGCCGGCCTCTCCCAGGACCGCCATGTGCTGCGCGATGCCGCCCTTGGCGTACCAGGAGACGGAGATGTGCGGGACCTCGCCCTTCGCGAGGTCGAAGTTGCCGCTCAGGCTGAAGTGCGGGAGCTTGATCCTCGGGAGCTCGAGGTGGAGCCCCTTGAAGAAGCCGGAGATCGCGCTGAGCCCAGCCTTGACGACCTGCTTCGCGCCGTCGATCTTCGAGCCCATGGTCTTCGCGATGCCGCCGAAGATCCCGCCGACGACGCCGGCGACCCCGTTGAAGATGTTGGTGAACAGGCTCGCGATGCCGTGCAGGATGCCGCCGAGCGTGCCGGAGAGGGCGTTGAATATGCCGAGGATGACGTTCGAGAAGCCCTGCATGATGCTGCTGGCCCCGTTCGCCGCCATCGACCAGTCCCCGGTGAAGAGCCCGACGAACACGCCGATGATCGTCTCGATCGTTCCGACGACCCCCTGGACCACGCCGCCTATGACCTGCATGGCGCCGGAGATGATCGAGCCCGCGACCGTGAAGGCCGTCGCGAAGACTGTCGAGGCGATGCTCGCGACCGTCTGGAGCGCCGGCCCGAGCACGGACGCGAGGACGTTGGCGATCAGGGTGAGCGCCGGCTGCACGAACGTCGCCAGCGTCTGGAACGCCGGCAAGAGGGTGCCGCTGACGGCGTCCGCGATGCCCTGGAGGGCGCCGCTCGCCGCCTCGGCTACGGGCGCGAACGTCTGGCCGAGGTTCCCCGCGAACTCCGAGAGCCCCTGCCCGGCGGTCTGGATCGCCGGGCCGAACGTCGCCGAGAGGTAGTCCCCTATCCCCTGCAGCGCGCCCTTGGCCGCGTCAATCGCCGGCTGGACCGTCGACGCGACGTCGGACGCGAGCGAGTTGACGGAGTTCCTGAAGTCCTCGTTCGTCGCGTAGAGCGTGCCGAACACGGCGACGGCCGCGCCGACCGCTATGGCCACCGCGCCGAGCGGGTTCACGAGCAGCTGCACGGAGCCCGCCGCGGCCTCGGCGCCCTCGCCCACCTGCTTCACCACGACGAGCTTTCCGATGGCGGCGGTGAGCGCCTCGACGCCGCTCGACACCTCGTCAACGACCTTGAGCGCTCCGAGGGCGCCGGCGACGCCCGCCACGACGGGGGCGAGCTGCCGCATGGTGGCCAGGAGGTCCTCCCAGCCCTGGTCGAAGCCCGACGCGTCGAGCTTTGGCATGCTGATGTCGATGCCGGAGAGCGCGTCGGAGACCATGTTCCACGCGCCGACGAACGCCTCGCGCAGGAGCGAGTACGCGGCCTGCCCGACCATCTGCGCCATCTGCGGCAGCGCCGCCACGATGCGCTCCCCGATGATCTTGACCCTCGGACCGACGTTCTTCGCGACGGTCTCTATAGCCTGCAGCAGCTGGTCAGTGAGCTTGCCCATGTCCACGTTCTCGTTTCCGAGACCGGCGAGCCAGTTCTCCCACGCGGCCTTCGCCATGTCGATGGACCCGGCGATGGTGTTCGAGGCCTCCTCGGCGGTGTCGCCGGCTATCCCCTGCGCCTCCTGGACGTCGTGGATTGCCTGGACGACGTCTCCGAACTTGTCGATCGTGAGGTCGCCGGCCTTGCCGTTGGCCTTCTCCCATGCGTTGGCGTCGGATATCAGGCGCTCCATCTCGGTCTTCGTGCCGCCGTAGCCGAGCTTCAGGTTGTCGAGCATCGTGTAGTTCTGCTTCGCGAAGCCCTGGTACGCGTTCTGGATGTCCTCGATGTTGCTGCCGAAGACGTTCGCGTTGTCGCTCATGTCGACCATGGCCATGTTGGCACGCTCCGCAGCCTTGACCACGTCGCCGCCGAAGGACTGCTTCAGGGACGCCGAGAAGCTCGACACCTGCCGCATGTAGTCGTTCGCCGAGAGTCCGGCGGTCACGTAGGCCTGGCTCGCGTACTGCTCGACCTTGCCCGCGGCAGATCCGAAGATCTTCTCGATGCCTCCGGACAGCTGCTCGTAGTCGGAGTAGCTGTCCAGCGCCATCTTGCCCGCGGCCACGGCGCCGGCGCCGACGGCCGCGAACGCCGCGGCGGCGACCTTGCCGACCTTGCCGACGGCATCCGATATGCCGCTGGAGAGCTTCGTGTCGAAGCCCTTCATCGACGGGATGATGCTGATGTAGGCGGATCCCGCCTCAGCGTTGGCCATCGGTGCCCCCGTTCCACCAATCGTCGAAGTCGGACACCGGTATGGCGCCCGAGCCGTACGTGCGGCTGTCCCCGTTCGCGGACACGCCGGGCCGCTCTATCGGCCTCGGCAGCCTCGACCTCAGGTCGTGCCGGCTGTTGGCCTGCGCGACCTCCCAGTACACGTAGTGCGCCGTGTCCGCTATCTCGGCGAGTAGCATCGGCACGAGCGAGGGCTCCTGCCAGCGCACCTCGTCCTCGCTGTCGCCCCTCACCTCGCGGCACGTGGCCGAGTCGGGAGGGAGGTGCGACACGAAGGCGAGGAGCGCCCTCGCGGGCAGCCCCCCGCCCAGGTCGGACAGCGTGAAGCGCGTCCTCGTCATGAGGTCGTACTCGAGCGCCCCGCCATGCCCGGAGACGAGCATGGCCAGGGACGCTATTCCCCCTCGGAGACCCCGGTCCCCTCGGAGCGTGCCTCCTGCCAGGCGCTCATGAGCGCGCTCGCGGCCTCGAAGGAGAGCCCCTTCGCGCCGGGCGCGTACCTCTCGGCGAAGTCCACGAACCACTCGGCCATGGCCACGCCGCCGCGGAACTTGCCCTCGTCCCCCTCGCCCTCGCCCTCGGCCTTGGCCTTGGCGAAGGCCTCGCCCATGGAGCGGGTCTCGTCCAGGCCGAGCTCGAGCGGCAGCGAGCACTCCTTGCCGTCGAGCTTGAATTCGAGCGCCTTGCGCTCAGTCGTTAGCTCGAGCATTATGCGGCCGCCTTCACGCCGTCGTCCACGTAGATGTAGATGCTGTTGCCGCTCGAGTCCGGGTAGCAGGACAGCGTGATGGGGAGCTTCACGGAGTCGGAGCTCACGAAGTCGATCTCGTCGACGCTCGTGACCTGCCCGTTCGGCACGACGATGAGGATGCGCGCGTTGCCGTCCTTCATGCGGAAGGCCCAGGAGCGCGCCTCGGGCATCGCGGAGTTGATTGCGAGGGTGACCTGCTCGCCGTGCTCGGTCGTCGCGGCCGTCTTGGTGACGGCGGACGTGCCGAAGGCGTGGCAGAGCGCCTCGTAGCTCATCTGCATCTCGGACCACGTGATCGTGCCGTCGAAGCTGTCGAGCAGCTTCTTCACGACGGAGCCGGACCACTCCTTGATGTCGTTGGTCGAGCGGTCGGTCTTGAGCGCCAGGCCGTCCTCGGAGACGTAGCCAGACGAGGTGAACGCCTTGTCGAGCTCCTCCGTCGCGGACGTCGGGAGCTTGGTCCCGAGGGGCGCGTCGAGCACGGCCCCCGTGGTCTTCTGGTCGGGCGCGCCGACCAGTACCTTGCTTACGTCGAGTGCAGCCATTCGCACTCCCTTCCCCCGCTCAGTCGAGCAGGTTGACTTCCAGGTTCACGTTCGTCTGCCAGACGAACCAGCCGCCGTCCATGCGTCCGTAGCTGAGCACGGTCGGCACGAGGACGGCGTTCACGTGCGCGTCGGTGGGCGGCATGGTCTTGCAGGCCAGGGCCACGAGGTAGGCGTCGGTCTCGGCCGTCGCCTCGTCCGCGGCCCACACCTGCACGGCGAAGGCCGGCGACTCGTGCGGGTAGTCGACCTCGCCGCCAGTCCTCGTGACGACGGCGAAGGGCTTCGCGCCCTCCGTCGCGGTCGTGGCGGACGCGGGCGGGTACGTCCCGACGCGCACGCCGAGGACGCCGCGCACCCAGTCGCACACGAGCTCAAGCGATGAGACCATCCGTTACCTCCCGAGCGCCTTCTTGAGCGTCTGGTGCTTGAAGTTGCTGTTTATCGTGTGCATGTCGCCCGTGTACACGACGGCATGGGCTCGCCCGGAGCCCCCCGTCGCGCGCACGCCGTAGCCGCTCGCCCCGTACATGGAGTTGGCGGTCGCGCAGACTCGCTGCGCCTTGGCGAGGACGAGCCTCTGCACGGCCCCCGAGGTGAGCATCGACCTGGCGAAGGCGGGGCTCATCGACACCCTGTCGAGCCTCACCTGCGTCATCCGTCGGCCCTCCCCAGGAGCACGTAGCATCCCCACGGGCCCCTGACCGAGCCCTCGGGGAACTCCCTGGGCTCGCCCAGGACGCGCAGCCACTCCGTGCCGTCCAGGGACACGATGGCGCCCCTGAGGTACTTGGCCCAGCCGCGCGGGAGGTGGGCGGTCGCGGTCACGCTCGCGCCCTCCGGGCGGTCCGTCGCGAGGTCCTCCGGCGTCCCGGGCGCCCAGAGGCACCCGGGTACCGAGACGGCCTCGGCGTAGCTGATGACCTCGTTTCCGAGGCGGTCGGTGCCCGAGTCGGCGCGCGGGCGCACGCGGAGCGTCACCGTCGGGGCCCTCATTCGGGCACCGCCGGGCTCACGAAGCCGCACCACTCGCCGTCGAGGCCGAGGAGGCTGCGCTCCGTCTTGGTCAGGTAGATGTCGCCCGTCGGGTTCGCGTAGCTCGTGGAGCCGGAGTAGGGCGTTGCGCCCCAGGACTCCTGTGTGACGCCGAAGCCCGACTCGGAGGCCATGAGCATGCGCGTCGCCGCCTGGCACGTCACGAGCCTGAGCACGTCGGCGCCCACGCCCGACGGGTCGACGCCCCCCGACGTGCAGAGGGCGTCTATCGCGGACGAGACGAGCGGCAGCACGGCCTTGGCGCGGGACTCGTCGAGCGTGCCGCCGGGCCACAGCGCCCTCAGGTCATCGAGCGTTGCGTGCTGCGCCATGAGTCGTCACCCCCTAGGCGGACGCCTTCTTGAGGACCGCGAAGCCCTTGGGGTCGAGAACGGCCCAGCTGTAGACGACCTCGGTGCGGTAGGCGATCTGGTTCAGGCGCTTGAGGTCGCCCAGGCCGTCGGGGTCGCCGGTCTCGATCACGTCGAGGCCGAGGTCGCGGACGATGCCCCACTTGATGAGGCCGAACTGGCCGAGGATGGCCAGGACGTTGGTCGCGGTCTTGGCGAGGGAGCCGCTGACGGTTCCGGAGGTCGCGGCGGCGATACCGTCGAGGTTGCCGACCTGCAGGTTCAGCGGGATCTCCGGGTAGAGGCGCGCGCCGGTGCTCTTGACGCGGATCTTGCGGAGCTCGTTGGCCCAGGTCTTCGAGAGCGCGATGCCGTCGATGTCGTAGGACTCGTTCACGGCCGCGACGAGGCTGTCGAGGTCGGCGGAGGCGTCGGTGGTGGCGGTCACGGAGTTCGCGCCCGCGGTGAGCGCCGTCATGCCGGACGCGGCGGTTCCGGTGGACGGGTTGATGGCGTGGTAGATGCCGTAGTCGAGCGCGCGGCCGACCGCCGCGGAGGATGCGTCCACGATGGCGTCGATGATGCCGATCTGGGAGTCCTCGTCGGCCCACTTGACCTCGTCGGACAGGCGCACGGTGACCTGCGCCTTGTGGATCTCGCCGGGGACGGGGGTGAACGCGGCCTCGGAGGCGGACTTCTGCGCGCCCTCGCCGACGAACTCGGCCTCGGGCTCCTTGGAGAAGAGCATGTGGGTCATGTCCTTGAAGAGCACGGGCGTGCTCGGGGACAGGGTCGCGATGGTGGAGGTGTCGCGCGCCTTGGTCACGACCTGCTGCGCGACCTCCTTGGGGAGGGTGATGTTCTTGGTCTCGATTGCTGCCATTCGTCAGCCTTTCTCTTGGTGTTGCGTCCTCTAGGAGCCGAAGATCTCGCGTGCCAGGCGCGCCTTCGCGGCTGAGACGCCGTCGTCGGAGCCGCCCTTGGTGTCGAAGCGCCCGGAGTGGCCGTGCGCGCCGGACTTGGGCTTCGCGTACTCTGCCACGGCCTTGGCGTTGGCCTCCATCTCGTCCTCGGTCGCACCGAAGACGAGCGACTCGGGCACTCCGGCCGACTTGGCGACGCGACGTCGGACCTCGTCGAGCTCCGCCTTGGCCTTGTAGCCGTCGAGCTCGGCCTTTGCCTTCTCGGCGGCCTCCCTCGCCTTCTGGAGCTCGGACTTGGACTCCTCCTGGAGCTCGTCGTAGGCCTTTGCCTTCTCGGCGTTCTCCTTGGAGCGCTGCTCCCACTTTCGGGCCATCGCCTTCCAGTCGGTCCCCTCGGCGCCCTCGTCCGGTCCCTTCTCCTCTGGCTCGTCTGCCATCTCTGGCTCCCTCCTGTCCCGTGCGGGACGGCCTCGGGCCGTGCGGCCCACGTTTATATGGCAGGAGGCCCCGTGCGGGGCCTCCGTGCTTGCGAAGTGTTTTGGCATGGGAAGGGCCGCATCCTCTCGGGTGCGGCCCATGCCGTCGTCGTTCTGTTTGCTTGCGTGCCGCGTGCGTCACATATCCGGGATGAAGCCCATCACGTAGCGCTTGACGATCTCCTCGGAGACCTCCTTGAGGAGCGGGTACGGCACGTCGATTCCGGCCGCGTCGAGCGTCCTCGACACGAGCGCCCACACGCGGTCGTTCTCGATTAGCCTGAAGAACTCGCGTCCCTCTTGCGTCAGGCCCGATATCTCTCCTCCGAGGCAGATTCCGCTTCCGTCCTGGAACTCTAGCGTGCTCTCGATGAGTCCGTCTGACTTGAGCCTCGCGAGCTCGCGCTTGAGCATAGCTTCGTCCCTGACGCTGATGAAGTCGCCGTAGCTCGTCGGGCCGTCGTTCGCGGAGATTATCGCGAGGACGGCTCGCATAGTGTCGTAGTCCCTTGGCATTTCAAATCTCTCAACCATCAGTCGAGTATTATCGGAGTCGCCACCCCATCGCGGTCTTCCCAGATGATCGTTTGGTACCACTTGTCTCCGAATTCTGGGTCCTTCAAATCGGCTTCTGACTTCCATTCCTTCTCGAAACGCTCTGCTTCGCTCTCAGGAACTATCCAGCCATATAGGCCTATCAGGTGCTGACCGGCTATGTTGAATGTGTCCCCATCTGAGGTGTCGAAGAAGAACCGCTCGCCTCTTTGTCTGCAGAACCGGTTCATAGCTTTCACTGACCTTATCTCGTCCTTATAGACGAGATCATTTGTGTACCGAATTCCAGACGGAAGTGAGCTCTCCATTTCTCCCCCTCTCGAATCTCATGGCAGACACGATGTTCTTCGTACTTGCATTCACAATGACAACTATATCATCCTTGAAATAGTAAAGGCAGAGCTTGTCACCTTGCCCGTACCAGTCTCCATACGCCAGCGCGTCGCAGTTATCTATAACATCATTTGCGATTTTCGAATACCTGTCGCGGTCCTTCTTCTTCGACGGATCTATCCCGAACTCTGGTCCGTGTTTTCTTACGTGATGACCGAATCCCTTTCCCGTCCATTTAAGGTCGGAGCTCGCGAACGGAGATCCTGCCGTTCCGTTCAGTTCTATCCCGGTCGCTATCTCTTTCTCGGCCTCTGTGTACACGGTGCCGTTATGGTGCTTCGCGTTTCTAACCTTGTAAGGGGTCCACGCGAATTGGCCTTTTCCCTTGTACAGCCAGTCACTGTCCATTCCACCCATCTCGCGGGTGAGGGCGTCCATCTGTTTGCGGTCCTCGCCGAACCTTAGCCCGGTGTGGTCCTCGATGACGCCCATGCGACGCCTCATGCCGTCCGGGTCGTACCCGCTGATCTTGGTTACGCCCTTGACGCCAGGGACGACGATGCAGTCGCACCCGTCATGGGAAGCGGCGCCTGCCGACTGCTCGCTCCTGTAGTCGAAGTCGCGTGACGCGAGCATGTAGCACCAGGAGCACGTCTCGCGTCCCGTGGGGACGCGAGCGTACCTGACGTCGTTCCTGCTGCAGTTCCTCGCCATGTTCTGCATGGCGGACCTGTGCACGTAATATGAGGCGAGGTCTGCGCTTGTGCCCTCGTAGCCCTCCCAGTCCGGTTCATCGCCCGCTATGGCGCGGACGTAGTACCTGACCTTCTCCTCCATCTTGTCATCGTCGATGAGGCCGTCGAAGATCTGGGCTGGGTCCGCCCCTAGCCCCTCGGCCTCGCTTATCTCGTCGAATAGCTCGGCCGACAGCGCCTGGGCCTGGTCACCGAAGACTCCGAGGCAGTCATGTATGATGCCGATCGTCTTGTCGCGCACGTCCGCGACGGGCATCTCCCTGATTCCGGGCTCTGACTCGAGGCGCGCGATGACGTAGGACTTCGCGTCAGCCTGCTGCTGCGCCAGTTGGAGTCGATACCTTGTCAGCTCCGCCTGCGTTATCTGCAACCGGCGTCACCTGCCTGTTCCTGTCGAGTATCGCCTGCGCACCGGCGAGCGCCTGGCTCCTGCGCCTGTCGCTCCTGAGCTGCGCGATCTGCTCGTCGTCGTAGCCGAGCTCGCGGAGCGTCACGTCGGAGTCGGCGAGCCACGGGATGGCGCTCACCTGTTTGACCATGGCGTCGGACTGCGAGACCACGGACGGCATGGACGGGTTGCGGAAGTGCACGGAGATGGTGCCGAGCTCCTGTGCCGCCTGGC